CTTTGAGTATCAGCCTGCTCCAAAATTTATATGTAAACATATTCATTTGGCAATTCGCTTTCTGTTAATACCCGATTAAAGGTGTAACTAGAATCCTGGTTGAGCAGTTTCAACCGAACGGCAGTCAATTCGCATATACATGCGCTTTCTGCAAATTATTTCCTATCTTCAGCACATCCCCTTTCGGTAAAATTTACTTCCTTACGGAATCAATTTGTAATGCGCATCGGTTTATTGGAAGTAATTATTGCGGAACCTCCGCAATTAAAACGTTAGCATTATATGTTAATAATGAACATATTACTATATTTTTAAATTCAAAATATCATTACCTCCTTTTCTCCTATTTTTTTTATTACATATTGCACACCAATCTGATATTTTGGCAAAACAACTTGATCACCGTTCATGAAATTTATTACACGGTCTGTTTCATTTTCTGAGTCTGTCATTTTTTTTCCCCGTAAATATTTTTGCATCTTTGTGAGCAAAATTCATATGGAATTTCATCATCATCAACGAGTGGCAATGGCATTCCGCAATGACAAGGCTCCCACCCTCTAGATGACAAAATATCTTTAACTGCTATGTATATTTCTAATAATTCATCGCTTTCCATTTTATTTAATTTCATTTTTTTTACCTTCTTTAAAAGTAACATAGTGCATCAAAAACAATGCTCGCCGTAGTACCTGAGTCCAATTTTCACCCTCTCTTCGCGAGAGGGCTTCCAGTTTATCAACGTCAGATTGCGTGAGCGCAATCGTTGTGCGCTTGATTATTGTGGCCATTGGTTAATCCTTTCTTTTAATTTTTTTAAATCTTCAATCGCGTCCTTTTTATTAAAATAAATTCCGCACGTTAATCCGTTAGGAAAATCCGTAGTGCATTCTAGTATTTGATACAAACCTTCTTGTGATTTTTCAGATTTATGTAATTTATATTTAATCATTTTCATTTTTCCTTAGTAATTAAGATACAAAACTTCTTCATCATTCGACCACACAACCACTGTATTTTCATGTAATTCTTCGAGAGAAGATAAACTGTAATTTTTCAAAACATTTTCTATTTTGTCTTGAGAATAATCACAGCACAAAGAGATAATATCGAGTTCTAGTCCAACTTCTTCATCTTCATGGCATTCTTCGAGAAAATCAAATAGCGCTTCTCTGCCCTCGTAGCTGAAATTTTCTAATCTGCCGTAATTTCTAAAAGCATCGTGAAACATTGATTTTGTAATTTTCTGATACATTTTCATTTTTCCTTTGGTTAGTTAAGTTAATCCATCGCTTGCACTCTGAGAATGCAAGCTGGGGATTACCCTAAGCTTCTGTAATCGTGAAATATTTTTCGATTATTTCAGGTTCAATTTCCGCATCTTCACACCACTTTAAAGCTTTTTCGTATGACATTTGTTTTATTCCCTCCCCCCAACTTCTGGTATTGCCATTATCACTAGCCCATTTTGTCATTGCATGACCTTCTCCTGCCAAGAAAAACATTTTATTTTTTGTGACATAAAGACTTTCGTCAAAAAATCTAAAATCACTCATGCCAATCCCGCTACTACAGTTTGACGCTATTTTTGTAGCCGTTTCCGTGTTGTATAATTTGCCGTTGATTACTTTTTTCATTTGTATTTCCTTAGTTATTTAGTTTGATCACTCGCGTACTCTTGTGAGAGCACGCTGATAATCAAGCTAGATTAAATCATCATTATTAAAATAATACTTAATTAATTTATCGTCATTATCGTCATCAATATTAATACTCAGATGACAATTTTCTCCTTTTTGCTTCAGTATTTTTTGGACTTTTTTCCGTAAAATTTCTTCCAGTTTTTGTTTTGAAATTATCATTTTTATACCCTTAGTTAGTTAAGTTAATTTAATCACTCGCTAGCCCTGGTGAGGACTAGCTGGGGATTAAGCTAGTTAACGATAAATTCTTTACCCGTTTTCTTTTTGAAAAAATCACAATATTCTTTCAGGAATATTTCTTGATTGAAATTTTCATATTTTGAAAAAACTATCTCACTCACCGCTGTCACAAAATCATCATTCATTAACCGAGTGCAAGCATCAGAATAATCTTGCGCTTGTTGTGCTGCATCTTCTTCCGAAGAATTTAATAACATGTTGTAATGTTGTATTGCGTTTCTCATTTCTGTATCTCCGTGTTTGTTAGTTGATGAACGCATAGTATTCTGAATAGAACACTGTGTCAACACTATTTAACACTTTATTTTAATTATTTTTACATGTATAATTTATAACCATGAAACAATCAGTAAAATACAGTCAAAAGATAGCAGACGAGATATGTAAAGCTATATCTACGTCAACATTTGGGCTCAAAAGGCTATGCGCTCTGAATCCGCATTGGCCTGATAAGTCAAACATATTTATGTGGTGTGCCGATCATCCAGAATTCCACGACCGCTACGCGCGAGCTAAAGCTCTACAAATAGACTGGTTGGCGGAAGAAGCTTTAGAAATAGCCAGTGACAGATCATCGGACAAAGCAGAAAAGAGCAATGGCGACCCCGTTTTTAGCAATGCAGCGGTCAATCGTGACAGGCTAATCGTAGATACAATCAAATGGGCAGCATCTAAGTTGCAGCCAAAAAAGTATGGCATGCAAAAGATAGAGCTTGGAGCGAGCGAATCACTACTCGAAAAGATAGTCGATAAATTGTAGACATATATAGATAACGTTATCAAGGAATGATACGTGGAAAACCCGGATGGAGAACGTGCTCTCATTGCTGCAATAATTGCCCGTGCAATTGAAGATGCAAGATCACACAGATATCCAAAGCCGCCCGCAATTGCAACTAAGATACTCAAGCAGTGCAATCGTAAAATAAAAATCATCGCAACTACTATATATAATATATGTAGCAAATCGGAACATACTTCACACATACTCATTGTATTAGATACGTTGATAAAAACGTTAGCAAAGTTGGTAAAAAAACGAAGGTCATATTACAACGAGCTCAGAGCCTATGAAGCGCGGTGTTTCTTCGATGCTAAAAACAAGGTATTTTTCGGATATTGTGCAATGTTAGACATGGACGAGCGATACTTTGCGGAGAAAGCTGCAAAATACTTTCGCAACTATGATCGACGTATAATTGCTTAGATTGCATTTGTCTGTAGCGTGGCTCATAATGTAACAAGAGAAATTTTTGATAAAGGATTATCAAATATGTTGTATAGCATATATCGCGACTACGGAATACCTAGCTTAGTCAGGATTACAACTGACGATGCAATTGAGACAATAATTGCAGGCGGCTGGCTTGCAGCGCAAGAAGCAGACATTGAAATTGCAAACAACGGACCTTTCGAGTGGTCTCCCGGCGATAGTGTACTACTTACTATCATACTCCCGCCTACTAATGTGGCAAATCCCGGACTAGCCGTATATGTAAATTTATTTAGCGTATTCGGTGATCGTCGTAGTTTAAATCCTATTATTCCCATCCTGCCCAATCTGCAGAATATCACTGCACACGCTGGCGGTGGACAAGCAAACGCTTGGCCTTTGAATTTAGGGATTAACGTAGTTGCAGTCGTAGCTACAGCCGGAGATAGCGTTAAGCTTCCCGACGATGTTGTCGGACAGACAGTGATTGTGACAAATACTGGTGCTAACTCGTTAAACATATTCCCGTTTTTAGGCGACAACATTAACAATCTTGGCACTAACGTAGCATATCCTTTAGCTCCTCAGGCAACGGTACAATTTGTCGGGGTAGACAATTTTGATTGGCGATCAACATAAAGCATTAGGAGATTTATATCATGGATGACGGACGCTCCGGAGCGGTTGAAAATGTCAAAGATGAACATTATGTAGCAATGCAAAAATCTTGGGAAGCGCGAAATAATCGCGAAATGAACAAAGGCATGGGCTACAACAATATGTCAGATATGGCAAATACTGCACATCCGGCAACTAAAATGGAAGGTGCTAAACGTAACGTGCAATTATCTCCTGAAATGCCTGGTGAAAATGATTTTGACTACGATAAAAACAGATAACCAACTAAGATTAAAACCGCAAATGTAACGGATTGGCGGTTTTAATTGGATTTTTTGACAACAATATCAGCATGGATGCTGTACTTTGATAAGTCAAGAGAAACTAGATTCTATAAGAGATTTTCAGAAATTTGCAGAAAGATTTCTGATTGTAAAAGACAAAGCGGGTGTCAAAAAGTATTTTCGGTTTAATCGCGCACAGCTCTTCTTGCACGGACGTTTGCAACGGCAGAAGGAATCTACCGGGCGTGTGCGTGCCTGTATACTTAAGGGTAGACAACAAGGTGTGAGTACGCTAATTTCTGGTCGCTATTTCCACCAAGTCATCACTTCACGTGGTAAAAAAGCCTTTATTCTTACCCACGACAAAGAGGCCACAAATAATCTTTTTAACATGGCCAAGAGGTTCAACGAAAACCTAGAACCTGGATTAGCACCCAAGCCAAATACGGACAATGCGAAAGAACTCAACTTTAAGCAGCTTGATAGCGGATATGCGATTGGCACAGCAGGCAACAAAGCTGTAGGACGTTCGCAAACGGTGCAATTGTTCCACGGTTCAGAAGTAGCATTTTGGGCATTCGCGGAGGAACACTCGAAAGGAATATTGCAAACAGTCAGTAACGAGGCTGGCACGGAAATTATCCTCGAATCTACAGCTAATGGCATCGGAAATTACTTCCATGAGCGTTGGTTATCGGGAATGTCGCCTGATAGTGAGTATCAAAGTATCTTTTTGCCATGGTATTGGAATGACGAATATAGCCACAATTCCGAAAATATGCATCTATCGGACGAAGAAGAGTTTTTGATGAGCCAGTATGGACAAAATGGGTTAACTAAGGATAATTTATCATGGCGTAGACTCAAAATTAACGAGTTTTCTAAGGATTTTGATGCAGGACGAGAACGATTTAACGTTGAATACCCCTTTAATAGCGTTGAGGCATTCAAAAACCCGATACATAACGTGTTTATCAACAGTAAATATGTTGAGTTTGCCCGCAAAGCTAATGTTGAACCAGGAAATAAGCTTATTATTGGTGTCGATGTTGCAATCAGTGACAGAGATAGAACGGCAATTATCAGACGCAAAGGACGGTGCGCCTACAATTTGGAAAGAGTCTCACACTTGAATACGATGGAAATTGCAGGTCGTGTGAAACGCATCATTACCGAAGAAAAACCGGACAAAGTCTATATCGATTGCATCGGGATAGGTGCCGGCGTTGTAGACAGGTTGAATGAAATGGGATATGACTGTGTGGAAGGAATTAATGTCGCTCGCAGTGCTAATGACAAGGAACGTTATAAGAACCAACGCGCTGAATTGTGGGGCGATATGCGAGATTGGTTGTATCAAGATATGCCTGTGCAGATTCCGGATGAGGATGAATTACATGGTGAGTTGTGTTCATTGGGGTTCAAGGAGAATTCTAGTGGGCAGGTACAGATAGAATCTAAGGATGATTTACGGGCAAGAGGATTGCCTAGTCCAGATGGCGCTGATGCATTATGTCTCACATTTGCTGGCGGTTTTCACGGTGTACAGAGTGCAATTGAAGTGCCAAAGTTAATGCCGCATGAAAGAGGGATGTTTCGGTAGAGAATTAATAATGTAGTGTAGTGATGTGTTGTTTTGTGAAGTCCTGTGTTGTCCTGTAATGCAAGGTAAGGATTTTAATTTTGTACTGTGATGTGATGTATTGTAGTGTAGTGTTCTGAAAACTAAGGCAAGGATTTTTAATTTTGTTGTATAGTGATGTCATGTGTCGTAGCGTAAAGTTTTGCAATCTAAGGTAAGGATATAAAAATGAAGATAGATATAGAAATAACAGGGATAACACCGTTGTTGATGAACCGTTTTAATATTGATGAGCAGAAAGTAAAAAAGGACAAGGACATATTGCCGCGTGAAGCGGCCAAGCGGGTTTGCTATGTTGATGAGCAAGACAGATTATATTATCCAACTGTAAATATATTCGCTTGCTTAGTTGAAGCCGGTAAATTTCACAAGGACGGAAAGGTAAAAGTAACTACGGCTAGGAGTTCTTTAGTTCCTGCTGGCGTTATGATTGATGGTGAAATCGTATATTTCAAGTCGCCAGAAACATGGGAAGTAGATAGCAGGGCAGTTGTTGTGCCTTCTACTGGCGGCCGTATTGTTTGCCATAGGCCAAGGTTGGACAATTGGTGTGTAGACTTTACTTTGACATTGGATTTGAAAATGTTTAGTCCTAAATTCATTCGTACGTTGGTTGACGATGCTGGGAGCAAGGTCGGATTAGGTGACTTCAGGCCAGCACGCAAAGGAATATATGGGAGATTTGTTGTAACTAATTGGAGAGAAAGGAATTAACTAACGTATTGTAGGGAGATGTTTTGTCATGCGTCGTGGAGTAGAGTTATGTTACGTAAGTTAAGGCAATGTAAGGGTTTTTAGTGATGTTGTGTGATGTGGTGTCATGTTTTGTCATGCAACGTAAGGCAATGTAAGGGTTTTTATAAATATTGTAATGTGGTGTCTTGTGATGTCACGTCTTGTAGTGTATGGAAATGTAAGGGTTTTTAATGCTGTAATGTGATGTGGTGTTTTGTAGTGTTTTGTGAGGTAAGGCCATATTACGCAAACTAAGGCAAGGATGATATTGGTGGAAAATCCATCAGAATGATATAATAAAGCAAGTCAAGTTAAAGGATTAACTTGTTATGCCGAGTAAAGAACCGGAGCTATGCCGGAAGATCAGGGACAGGGTCGATAAGTGGGAGAAGTACTGGACTATTAATAGGTCTATGTACTATGAATGGATGGATTTCGTCATGGGAGACCAATGGCGAGAAGACGAGTCCAAACTATTCGAGCGTTATAACAAAATCCCGTTAGTGTTTAACAAGCTTGGTGTGCTTTACAACCATCTTTGCGGCGAGCAGATATTCAATACTCCCAATCTGCAAGTCATGCCTTCTGAGGATGTTCCGCCTGAAACTGCACAAGTACGTGCAGCAATCATAAAAGATATCAGTTTTAATTCAGATGCTAAAAGTGTATATCAAACAGCGTTTGGCCAGGCCATTGTTGCTGGATTTGGCGCATATCGACTTGATACAGAATATAAAGACAACGAAAGTTTTGACCAGATAATTAAAGTTTATTCTTTTGAAGACCCTAATCGTTGTTACTGGGATATTTCTGCTAAGCATGTATGTAAAGTCGATGGCATGTTTGGAGGATATAAAACACGTATATCCCGTAGAAAATTCCGTGATAAATATGGACGCGATATTGAATCGCAAATTGGTACAACTGCTATAACTGAAGATAGCACGATTGCATTTGCTGACGATGATTCTATTACGATAGTTGATGATTATGAAAAAGAACCTGAGAAAATCACTATTTATAAGCTGTCAGATGGTTCTATTGTTAACGATAAAGAATTTAAAAAGTTAGAGAAAGTAAAATTCGATGGTAAAAAATATTTAATCAGCAATGGCGTACCTGTCTTAGTTGTTGATAAACGTGAATCTATAAAGTATAAAATCAAGCATACCCAGATAGCGGGTGATTTTTTGCTTGATGAGACATATTTGCCATCTCAAGCGACATTATTGCCCGTTATTTTTGTTGACCAGAAAAGTTATTTTTCTAAGCAAGGCCAGCAAATCACACGTTCGTTCTTCAAAGATGTAAAAGACGCGCAAAAATATTTGAATTATCTCGCAACACAATCAGCATACATGCTGAAAATATCTAGGTTTGATCAATTTATTATGCCTCGTAAATGTGCTGCATCGCCTGATGCACAACAACAATGGCGTGACCCTTCGGTCGTTAATGGTGCGTTATATTATGATGAAACAGCAAGTGGGGCGAAGCCTGAACAGTTAAAGCCGCCCGAGTTATCACAATCCCTGGTACAACAATACGAACGTACCTTAATGGATATCCAGAGCGGCACAGGGATGTATGATACACAAATGGGCGAACTTGGCAATGAAGTGTCAGGTACCGCAATTGAAGCCCGTACAAATCGTGGTACGAGAAATACTGCAACACCATTCAATTCTATAAATATTGCAATTGCTACAGGCGGGGAAGTAATAAACGAATGGATACCTGAAATATACGACACTCAGCGTTCACTCGTATTGAATATGCCTGAATCCGAATCGCAGACAGTCAATATTAATCAGCCTATGGATGAATATGGTCTGCAAATGAAGAATGACATGACTAAGGGAAAATATAATATCAGGTTAAAAGCAGGTCCATCATATGAAGGGCAAAAGCAAGAGGCATTGCTTTCCTTACAATCCGTATTACAAGCAGATCGAGAAGGAAAGGTATTTCCCATGATTGCTGATTTATATGCAGAGAATCTGCCTCTAGATAACAATATGGAATTACGAAATCGATTACGAACTCTAGTGCCGCCTGAAATAATTGAAGCAGGAAAAACGGGTAAGCCTTTGCCACCTAAACCTCCACAACCTTCGCCTGATGCAATGATGTTACAACTCAAGCAACAAGAATTGCAAATGAAAGCGCAACAAGCACAGCAAGAAGCGCAAATGAAGATGCAAGAAATAGAACTGAAGAAACAGGAACTACAACGCAAAGCACTTGAAACACAGCAAGACATGTCACTTGGGTTTGCGAAGTTAGAGGCTGATAAACAGAAAGAAGCAGCACAATTGCAAGAGACAATCTTGAGGTATCAGGCTGAGAGCCAACGCATGGGAGTAGACCTTCAAATAACAAATTCGCAGAACATGATAAAGATGCTAACACATGCAAGTCAATTGCATCATGAAAAGGAAATGCACCATAAGGAATTACAACATAAAGCAGCGGAAAAAACACATGTAAAACGTGAATAAATTTAAGTAAATATTTAACTAAAGGAGAAATTCGCATGGAAGCGAAAAATATCGATGACCAGTTAATAGCAGCAATGCAAGATAATACGGTTGAAAAAAAAAATGTTGAGTCTGTTTCGGCTCCTACACCTAGTGACCCTGTTAATGACCCCATTCAACCAGATGAATTACCAGAAGCAGCAAATACCACTGCACAACCTACTGAAGCATTAGGAAAAACAGGACCTGTTAGTAAACCAGTAGAAAACAAACAAGAACCAGATAAAACAATTGATGAATATGGAAATCCTATTGAAAAACCAAAGATGTACAGTGAGGAAGAAGTAGCTCGAGTAGTAAGAGAAAGATTAGCACGTGCTAAACAACCAGAATATGTTCCACCTCAACAACAATATCAACCACAAGCACAGGAACAACCTGCGCAAGAAGAAGATTGGGAACAACAGTTAAAGACTGTTATTAAGAAAACATTTGCAGAAACGCAACAAGAACTAGCACAACAACAATGGCAACAACAAGAATCAGCAAGACAAGCAGAATTTGAGGCAAGATTTGCAAGTGGTATGAATAAATATCAAGATTTTCAACAAGTAGTTTATGGTAAACCGATAACTGATACTATGATGCTTGCAGCAAGAAATTTAGAAAACCCCGCTGCATTTGTTTATGGTGCAGCTAAAATGCATGCACCGGAACTAGAACGTATATCTAAAATTTCTGATCCTTATGCGCAAGCTGCGGAGATTGGACGGCTGCATGAAAAAATGATTAAATCTAAGAATGTTATTAGCGGTTCTCATAAACCACTTGAAGCAGTTTCAAGTGATATGCCATCGAAAACTTTTGCTAATCAACCATCAATTGATGAAAGAATACATCAGTACGCTAAACAGAAAAGGAGATAAAGAAATGCCTATACCTGGGGATAATGGTAATCCAATGAAAGAAAAAGAAGACCAAGAAAAACGCATTACAAATGTTGCTGATACTGGCGCATGCGTGCAAAAAGAGGTTAAAATGAATAAGATGGAGCCAAAAGAAAATTGTATATTTGGGAGAATTTGATCATGAGTAAACGTCAGTATTATGATAATTGCTGCTATGAAGAAATGACCCATGGTATCGGTGGTCAAAGTATTTTGTCTGAGTATTGGGATGAACCATTGTGCAATAACTACGAACACAAGAAATGGAACAGTGATGGATATGATCAATCTGGAATGGAGAAAATTAAATAATGGATTCTTCAGAATATGATTCTGTACAACCTGCGTATGAAGAAGGCGGACCCAAGGAAATAAATGTTAAACGTGGTTTGCCTGATGGTGATAAGCAATTTGGCAAAGCAAGTAAAATGCCGCAGGACAATTATACAATGAAGACTACTAAGGCCGTTAAGTCTGGCGTGCATCATAGTAGGCATAAGGAATATCGGTAGTGTCTATCAAATCATATTATAATGGTGGTTCAGACGTACCAAGTATGGAAAACCAGCGTGCACCGAATTATAGTATGGGAAAGAGGGAGAATAAAATGCCATTGCACAAGGGAAAATCGCAAAAAGTAATTGGTGAAAATATCTCTGAGATGCAGGAATCAGGCCATCCGCATGACCAAGCGGTTGCAGCAAGTTTAAATGAAGCACGAGAATCAGGTGCACATATTCCTAAAAAACATTCTAAAAAACATTCATCGAGTCATTCATCACATCACCGTCATAAAGAGCATAGATAATGAAAGTTATAGAGTGTAATTGTAGAAAATTATGCTTAGAAGCAATAAAATATGAATTACCTATTGTTTTTCAGGTATGTAAAAAATGTTTTAACAAATTTAGAAAGAAGCGAGATAAATTTCTCAAAGAATATATTGATAATAAATCATTAGTTTCATCAGTTAATTACACTATTAAGGAGCATCACTGATGCAAAAACATCACGAAAAGAAAATGCATGAAAAAAACAAAGAAAAGAAAAAAGAAATGTCACATGTATCTGAAAAGAAAATAAAGGAACATGGAAAAAAGAAAAAATGAAACGTGTTGATAATTTATATAATAATCAACATGAAAAACAAAATGTTATATGTCCTCATGTAGAATCATTTTATTGTATAAAATGTCTCTATGAGTATATTCCCCCATTGGGTACTGATGTTGATTACAATTCTGAAGATAGGGAAATGTTATGAGTGGAGATGAAGAATGTCAGTCATGTGAATCCTCGTAATGAAAATGCTTAGCAAATGGCTCGACAGGTTTACTCGGTTTGTTTTTGTTTTCTAATATAATTCTTTGTATTTGTTCGTTATCATCAACAATAACATTAGTAATCATTAGTTCTTTACGGCCTAATTTTACCATCATTTTATTGAATTCTATTTTCTGATCATTAGTAAGATGGTTCCAGAATAACTTAGCTTGCTTCCTTGACATTTTTGGTGATGCTGGTTGCATATTTTCATCCTTGAAAATTTACGCATATTGAAATTGTATCAAATTTGGAACATAATTTAAATAAGAGATAAAAATCTCTTATCATTTGCAGTCTTCCTTCGGACATTAAATAGATGTGGGCAAATGGTGTTGTGGCTGGTTTTAGATAAATTATCTAATGTAATTTCGGGTGTGATTCGAGTAGTGCCGCCGGCTACTAAAATTAGATAGATTTACTCTAAATGTCCTCCGCCGGACAAAAAATGGATAGCCAATTCGTTGGCTTTAAATTTATTTGTCACGGAGCGACAAAATATGTCTTTATCTAATTCTTTTCAAACTACGCAATATATTCTTGATGAAACTTTCGTTCGATTTATTAATTATTTAAATTTTGCCAAGGTAGCTAATCGCAATCTTGAAGGTGACTTCAAAGGGCTAAAATACGCTACTGGCCAAACGATCAATTATCGCTTGGAAGAAAGATATATCGGAGGATTTGGTGCTACTGCAACGTCTGAAGCGCGCGTTCAAGTCGTCAGGCCGCTTACTATTGATCAGCAATTTCATACTATGGTTGAATTTTCTGGTTTCGAACTAACTTTCGACCGTGCGCGTGATCAACCTTACTTAGACATGATGTTAAACCCTCGTGCTAAACGTTTAGCAAATATGGTCGAATCTTTCATTGGTACTAAATTCCAGTTGTCTACCTACCAAGCTATTGGTACGCCTGGCGGAACAGTACCGATTACTCAAGATACAGTGTTCGATGTAGATGCATACATGACAGAACTAGGTATCCCTGAAGATGGAAACCGTTATTTTGCAAATAGTCCTGCTGTTTCAGCAAGTTTAAATAAAGCATTATTCGGTACCTTCAATATGACGGTAAACCGAGGTGCATTATTAGATGGGTTTATTGGACATTTGTCTGGATTTGATTTCTTCAAGACTAACTTCTTGAATAGACAAATTGCTGGTGTACCTGGCGGAGCTGTTGGTACTCCTCCAACTGGGTATGTTTCAGCGGGTGCAATTACATTAGGCCCCGTTGTAGGTGGAAATACATTAACTTTAACAGGCCTTACCATTAATAATCCTGCGCCCTTCAATGTAGGAGACATTCTTACTATTGATGCAGCATCAGGTGTGTTTATGGTAAATCCATTAACATATCAACCATTATCACAGACTGCTCAATTTGTTGTTTTATCAACAACTGCATCAAATGGTAGTGGAGTTGCAACTGTTACAGTAAGTCCTACGATAGTAATCAGTGGGGCAAGACAAAACATTTCTCAAGCTATTCCAAACGGCGCATTTGTATATTTAGCCACAAACCATAATGTATCTATCGCATTTCACAACCAAGCAATAGTGTTTGCTGCACCTCCAATCAAAGAATTGAAAGGTGGTGTTGAAGCAGTCACTTCATATAGTGATCTGTATAAAGTGGCGATGACTTATTCTCTTGGTGCAGATATTCGTAATTACTTGCAATTAGATCGTATAGATATCATTGCAGGTGAAGAAAATAACCCTGAGTTTGCAGTCCGAGTGATGTCGTAAACGTTAGACCGTCATTTTAATTCCTTTGAATGACGGTCTTTTTTTGGAGTGAATACGATGGAAAATAAATTAAAAAACATAAAAGACGTACATGCAGGACAATTCCAATATTTAGGAAGATGGGTTGATAAAGCAACATTTAGGTCTTGGGTATACGCGAAGAATGGAGATACAAAACTTGCAAATTCTTATAAAGAATTTGAAGAGTTGACGTCTAGTGGTATTTGGTTTTCCACACAAGTCCAGGAAGGACTTGTAACTGTTCCTAAGACAAGGAAGCAAAAGGATGTTGTTTTCTCAGACAGTTAAACAATTTGTACAAGATTCTTATCAACTGATTAGTGCCAATAGCCCTACTATTCCTCCGTATGGCAACGATATGGAAAAAGGCATTCAGTTTCTCAACGAATTAATAAAATCGTATAGCGCAATTGCACTTTATCTGACTATCGCAAAAAAGATCACATTTAATGTTGCTATTGGGCAGCAGTTTGTAACATTTGGAGATCCTAGTGTAATACCTTTGCCTGATGTAATAGAAGGCAGATTAGCAAATTTACAAAGAGCATGGTTGAACCTTGATGGTGTTGATTATCCATTGATTGACGAATCTCGCGGTGTGTTTTTTGGTAGTTATAAATTCCAACCTCAACAAGGGTTGCCTCGTTTTATTATTATTACAAATGATCTTAATTTAACGACTATGCAACTTTATCCTGCTCCATCTCAATTATATACATTGTTCGTATATGGAAAGTTTGAGCTTCCATATTTAGGACAGAATGACAATATGTCGATGTTTCCTTTGTACCAGTATAAATTTTTGAAGTTGGCACTAGCTGAACAGTTAGCATTTTATAAAGGAAGGTCATCTGGATGGGATGAGAAATTAGAAAGAAAATTACAGGCTGCTATGGATGAAATGGAATCTTCATCTGCTATGGATTTAGTAATTGATAGCGCTAATGAAAGTTACCTTAATGGTAGTTGGCGATTACGGGCTGGCGTGTAATGGGTGCCGCTACTAAAGATGGACAATTTGAAATAAAAGAACTCCCCATCGTTGGAAAATACAATGTCCAACGTTTTAAACAATTTTCTCCTGAAGATGCAGCCAATTGGTATGTTGTACAAGCAAAAGATGGTAAAAAAACTACTGCAATGTATCCAGCAATGGGCAGATCACATATTAATTATCTTGGTACTAATGAATTAATATTTGCAAGTGAACCGCGAGAAATATTTAAGAGCATCAATTATTCATATGTTGTAGTTGGTAACAGTATTTTAAGGATTGATACTCAATATAATCAGGTAAATATTACTTCATTAGTGCCATTGTCTACTTTTGCAGGACCAATATATTTTGCGTTTTTAGTTATTAATACAATTGTATTTTCATGTTTTGTTGATGAAAACCATATTTATATTTACAGGGAAGATACTGGAATATTCAGTCAAGTAGATGACCCTAATTCTCCTGGAATATTTATGCAAGATGGTAAATTAACAAAACCAGGTTTTATTGCTACATTTGGAAATAGAATAGCAGTATCAGTAGCTAATAGTTCACAGGTTTTTTTATCTATTATTAATCTTGGAGGAAATACATTTAATCCTACTACTTGTTTTACAAATCCAACAGGTGCCGTTTTTGCTCAAGAAAATGGTTTGATTAGACAAATGGGTGTATTGAACAATCAATTATATATTTTCACTGATTACACAACTGGGGTATGGTCAAATACTCCTGCTTTATTTTCTGGAACGGGCGTTACTTTTCCATGGAAGAAAAACTCGTCATACGATTGGAATTTTGGAATTGCTAATCCAACGTCACTAGATATTGATTTCGGGCAGATGGTATTTTTAGCAAGAAACAGTGATGGTTTATTGCAATTCATGGTCAGTTATGGTTCTGATCAACCAAAAGTATTAAGTACAAAAGCAGTCGATACACTTCTTCAAAAATATACTAATGACTTTGGCGCGGCAAATCCTTTTTTATCTCCTAATTCAAATGGGTTTTTGTACCAATATGAAAACACTATTTTTTATCGATTTTCTGGTGGTGATTATACTGGAACAGGAATTTTAGACCAGGAAATACAAAACGATAGTATTGAATTTAATTTTGAAACAAATGACTGGCACAGATTAATAGAATTAAATGGTGAACGTAATCGTGTGCAATTTCATATATTTTTTAATTACAAACATTTGGTATCAGTAATCGGTGAAAATACTATTTATAACATGTCTGGACAGTATTACTTTAATGAAGTAAGAAATGACAACCAAACAAATCCACAAGCCCCTGATGCTTATATTGCTTATCCAATGAGATATGAACGTGTATTACCGATTATTTCTGAAAAAGATTATTCAGAATTTGAAACTGAATATGCAGAAATTGATTTTGTGTTTGGTGAGAGCAATATTAGTTTTTCAACAAACCCTTTTGTTAATACTAATTTTATAATTGGTGAAAATTCTTTGCCTGGTTCACCAATATATATGGTTGATGAGGAACCTGATATTGAAGGACAACCAATTTATATAATTAGAGATGGTTCAAATACACCTTCTGTTTTAGATAATACATACAACAATGTATTCAATCCAACGGTAGAACTCTATTGGTCTGATGATGGTGGTGTATCATTTAATTCTGCTGATGTTAGGCAGTTTGCGCAAATGGGTGAATATATATGGAAAATGCGTTGGTATCAATTAGGATGTTCTCGTAATCGAACATACAAATTAGTTTGCGTTAGTATGGTACCTATTGTTGTATTAGGTGGCGTAATGAATGTTAGGAGGGTCAGTGGTGGATCCAATTAATTTTAACGTGCTTGATTCACCAATTCTAGAGCAAACAGAATTTGGTCCTGACATGAAAAACTGGTTGAGCAATTCCGTTGATATACTTAATTCTACTATTATTACGATTAGCAATATCAATAATAATATTTTGTCTGTTAATACTTTGGATATTGGTGGTTTTGCAGTATGGGTATCTCCTGCGACTCCATATGTAGTTCCACAAATAGGATTAACAATGAATGGATTTGTACAAGCGAGATTAGTATTTTCAACAAATCCAACAACTATTGGAAGTGTTACACCTGGAACTAACCAATTTACAGTCACATTTAGTGCAGACCCTGGTGCTTCTGCTATAATAGCATATCAGGCATTTTCACAAAACCCTCAAGGATGAGGACATAAATATGGGATTTTTAGATGATATTGTAGAAGGCGGATTGGGAAAACCAGTATTCGGTAAATCTATTCATTCTTTCTTACACCCAGAAGAAGCATATGAAAAAGCAGCAGAAGAATATCGTAAACAATATGAAGAAGCGCGCAGGCAATCTCAAGGCTATATTGACCCCTACAATCAACACGGGTTAGACCAATACGGAACACTTAATCAAGGCATCCAATCGTTAATGAACCCAGAACAACTAATGGGTCGATTTGCATTAAGTTATGAAACATCTCCTTATGCTCAACGTATGCTTGAGATGAATAAGGGCGCAGGACTCGATGCAGCGAGTTCTATGGGATTGAATGGCAGTAGCGCAGCACTTGGGAATATACAGCAAGGTGCTGGTGATATCGTCTCTAAAGAACGTGAGCAGTATCTAAAGATGATGATGGCGCAATATTTGGAAGGATTAGGACTTTCACAGAATATGTATAACACAGGTGCTAATTTGGCTGGGAATTATGCTGGTAATTTGTTAGGTCAAGGGAATCAGTATGGACAGGGAATGGCTCAAATGGCATTCGGACAAGAAAGAGCACCTGGTAATCTTTTCGGACAATTTTTGAGAGCTGGTGCGAATATGTATGGTGGAGGTCAAATGGGTGGAGGTGGTGGTGGATTCTTATCATAAGGAGATTTTATTGTGCCATTAAATATACCTTTACCTGGAGATCCTGGTGAACAACTTGTCGGTGCTTCACAAGACTATCGTAATATTTTGCACAATATAATGCAGAACAGAATTAAGCAACAGGAACTGGCAGAGACTGGACGATATCATCAGGGTTCGTTAGCGCAGCAGGCCAAGGAATTAGCGGAAACCACTAAATATCATCAAGCATTAGTTGATATACAACGACAAGAGAAGCAACGTGCTGCTGAAAAAGACGCTAGAGAACAAAGAATTTTCAATGAACTATTTGGTGTTGGAAAAGGAAATACAGGACAACAAGGCGTTCCATCCACTATGGGTAATCAACAATTAGGTGGAATGAATCCTTCACAACAAAATTATCAGCAAAGAGATAAAGATAATTTTATGGAGTTAATGAATAGAGTAAATAGTCCAAACAGGGCTGCTAAAGAAGATCAACTTCGTGATAGAAATAATTTTATTGAATTAATGAATAGAAGAAATCCTTCAAACCAATTAGGACAACCTCAACAATTATCTCCTATGGACAATCTGAAAAATATGAAAAAAAGGTTAGATGCAGGGGAAGAAATTATTTTTAGAAAAGGAGATTCTTCTCGTAATAATTGGAATAAATTTCCTGGTTATGAACATGGTGGTTTTAAGATACCAAAAGTCGATACAACAAATATTAATGGTATTCGTTATGATACTTATCCTAATGGAGAAATAAGAGCGCAGAAATTATTAAATAAAGATGAATCATCTATGTCAGCTAGTTATGGAAAAGCATTAGAAGATTCTGACAAAATTTTACAGAAATATGGTGTGGATAGTAATGAATATAAAAAATCTTTAAGATATGCAGATAGAGTATCAGAAGGAGAAAGTGGTCGTGGAGTAGCTTCTATACAATTAGCAAATGCTTATCAAAATGAAGTTGCACGTGATAATCCTGAATTAAAAACTCCTGAAGATATAAGAAATGCTGCTAATATACTTAGATCAGGTGGAGATACATATAAAGGAAAAAAATTAAACCCTTTGTCTCCTGCTTCTTTAGATCAATTAAATGCTCTTGCAAAAACAGGAACATATTCTGGTGTAATAGTTCCTCTTGTTAGGGCTAAACAGGCATCAGCAGAAATAAACGTTTTAAGTCCTCTGGCAATAAAATATAATGAACCATATGCAACAACTTATGCGAATATGTCGCCTGAGCAATTTTTAGATACTTTTAAAACTGATGAAGCATCACAAAAAAGATTAGGAAAATTTATAGCAGGTCAACAGATACAATTTGAAATTGCACAATTACAAACTAATCAAGCTGGTTCACGTTCTGGCGTTACAAATACTCATGAATTAATTAAATCAGGTATGCAAAGAATAAAAGCATTTTGGCCAAGATTATCTTCAACAGCAAGAGCAGAAGCACAGAAAGCATTTACTGATGCTTTAGAGGAAGGATTAAAAGCAAGATTGTCTGTTTCAACTGGTGTTGCTAGTGCATCTAGTTCCAATAAATCTGGAATGAATGAAAATACTCAAGGTAAAACTTCAAAAACAATTGATGGTATTACCTATACTAAAAATGCAAATGGAGACTGGGAATACTAATGCAGAGAGTAACTGACCCAGAATTATTAAAGAGATTAAATTCCTCAGAAGAAGAGTCTGAAGGTAGACACGTTACCGACCCAGAATTATTAAAAAGATTAAATTCAAATGAACAACAAGAAGAAAATTCTAATGTTGAAAAACCACGAGAAAGAAGTATTTTTAATCCTCATGATTTACTTGAAATGTTGTCTGAAAATCCTATGAATCCTAGACAGCAAATAAAAGCAATTCCGCAAGTAGCAGAAGATTTAAAAAACCAAGTTTATAAAGCAGGAAATTGGGTAAGTAATTTGCCCCAGAAATGGAAAGAATCATATGAATTAGGAAAAAAAGATTCCTCTCATGCTGCTAGAGCAGCATCAGCAGGAATACCAGATTTAGCATATAGTTTATTAAATATACCTGGTAATGCAATAAATTATGCTGAAAAAGTAGGATTATTACCTAAAGAATTAAATAAACTAACAAAATATTTTAATACTCCAGACATGTCAAAAGCAATAGGTGATACTGTTGGATTGACTGGAGAGAAAGGAGAGGAATTATTTAGAGAAGCATTACCTGTTGGCTCTAATATTATTGGTGGAATAAAACCAGGTATGTCTTTAGCTAAGGGTTTAGGAAAATCATTATCAAAGATTGAAAGACCAGCAGTATTTAATAAAATAGATTTTGAAAAACCAATTTCCGAAATACAGTCTAAACATGATTTAAGAAAAGAGGCATCAGAAAATAAATTTTCTTCTATACAAAATGAAGCTTATGAAAGTGGAATAGATAAAATTCCTGATGCAGATAAAATAGTAAAAACTATTGAAGATGAAAACTATTTACCAAAATCTGATGCGTTTAATAAATTATTAGATAAAGCAAAAACAGGAGATTATGAATCTTTAAGAAGTTTGCAATCAGATTTAGGAAATTTTGGAGTTTCTCATACGTCATCAAAATTACAAGCTGAAAGATATAAAGGAATTGAAATGTTATCATTAAGAGAGAAAATTAATGATGCGATACATGAACATTTTAAAAATGTAGGTCGTAATGATTTAGCTGATAAATTACAAGAAGCTAGAGCAGATTATAAAGATTATATAAAAACATATCACAATACAGCCACTAAAACTGCAACTCCTGCTACTAGAGCAATATCAAAAATGGTTGATCAGAATAAAAGACTTATACCAAAAAATCCAGAAAAAGTATTTTCTGAAATATCAAAACCATTTTCAAAATTTAAAGAAATTCATCCAGAATTGGAAGAAATGTTAAAAAAGTCAAAAAATAAAAAATCTCAAATAAATACTTTAAAGAATTTTGGAGTACCAGTTGGTATTAGTGCGGCTTCATATGGTGCATACGATATATTGAAACAATTATTAAATAAGTAACTTTAATCAAGGATGATTAAACATGTTAGTAAGAGCAGCAAACCCGATTTGGTGGTTACCAGACCTGACTGGTCTATCGTTGAATGATGAATATTATGCGTTCTTCCTGACGAATGATTTGCCATATGCACCTCAGGCACCGTTTCAAGACCCGAATGGTATATCTGCGTGGCCTTATATATTAGAGTTCCAACCATCTGGAACATTGCCTAATAATTTATATTTTGACCCGACATTGGTTTATAGGATTGAAATACGCCATGGCAATACGAGTTCTGACCCATTGATATGGTTGATAGAGAATTTCGTACCTGGTGGAGAAGGAGGAGTAACACCAAACAATACTCCTTTTTTAGATGCAGAAAATATGATTACAAATCCTACGTTTTCTGATGTTTATTTTGTATCACCATTTACTTACACACAAACTTCTCCTGGGAATTTTTCAATACCAATTGCACCAGGTTGGCGTATCGATTTGCAAGGTTCTGGCTCAATTACATTATCTCAAATTGCATTTCCAGGTATACCACAACCACCTACTGTGGGTGACCCAAATTATTACTTACATATCGATACAAGTGGAGGTACTGGTTTTACTTCTATTAAGTTAATACAAAGGTTTTCTAATAATCCATTTATATTCGAACAAGGTGCGGTTGCATTATCATTTACTGCACAAGCTTATAATAGTCCTCAACCGTTGACTGTTTCATATGTACCATCAAATCCAACAACATCAGGACAAATTATTTTTAATGCACCTATTGCGATTGGTAATTTTAATGAATATGCAAATGCAATAAATATTAATACCGCAAATAACCAAGATTCAGCTCCATTGGGGTATGTAGAAATTCAATTTACTATCTTTCCTGGTTCTATACTTGATTTTACTAATATTCAAGTTGTTGGACAAACAACACCATTATTAAGTAGCCCATTGCCTTCTGCTGCACCTATTTATAGACAGCAGACTTACGAACGCACAGTAGACCATGAATTTAATGTGTATAGAAATTCATTGGTAATGCAGCCTAAAGAAAGTCTATTAGCTGGATGGACATTTGGCTTAAATCCATATCAGTTTACAGATAAAGTTAATTTAAGTAATACACCAGTCCCTAACCAAACTCAATACATAGCTGATCAAACAATATTGCACCAAGAAACAGCAGGTGCGTTCGTCGTTAGACAAGCGTCTCAATTATATAATTACGGACTTCAATTAACGACCGTCAATGGGGTGAATGCTAATAGATTTGCAATTATTCAATATATAGATGTAAGTACAATGAAACCTTATTGGGGTCAAAAATTGTCATGCTTAGTAAGAGCAGTTTTGTTACATACGTCTGGTGCTATTGCAGCTCCTAAATTAAAAATGCGATTAATATGGAGAGATACTCCTATACCTGTACTTAGTGCGTCTGAACCAATTACAGGGTGGGATATTGCTACAGGTGATTTACTATTTGCTTCAGGATGGAACGCTGTTCCCGCTTCTATTGCGCCTGGTATTGCCGCAATAAATGACCCTAATTATACATTGATCAATGCATCTACATTACTTAATACAAATCAATTTCCTGCAATGGCATATGATCAATTTCAATTGCCAATTGCAACAAGTACAGTCGTACCACTTTATCTTGGTATAGTAATTTATATTAATTCTCCGCTTAATAATGTTCTTGGAAATCTTGACTCAGTAATATTTGATCGTGTATCTCTTGTTCCCAATGATTTTGCAATTGATGCATCAGTAGAAACGTTTGATTCTAGTTTAAGAAAGTGCCAAGCCTATTATGAAAAAAGTTATGATGTTTCTGTATTTCCAGGTGCTACAACATATATAGGAGCATCAACTGTCTATGATCAAGGTTTACTATCTGTTTATGGACTAGATAGACCTTTTAAAGTTGAAAAAATAAGAACTCCTTTAGTTGTTTGGTATGCAGCAAAAACAGGAACTATTAATGCTGTTACTGCTAGAATAACAAATCCTCCAAATAATGATGTAGTAGCAAATTCAGATCCAAGTTATCTTAGCACTCAATCCACAGGAATCCCTATTGTGAGCGTATCAGGATCTCCAATAACAGATGTTATAACTGGAGCACAATGGACAGCAAACTCACTTTTAGGTATATTTTAAAAGGACTTTATCATGACCCCATATAGCAATAGTTTCGACCACGCTAAACCTTTTTCTGATACTGGATTGCAGGCATTAGTCATTGCATCTACTGCACTTCCTTGGACAATTCCAGGTACGCCTACGATGCTATATCGTGCTGAATTTTCAGCAAGTACAACGGCAGATGTTTGGGTGAGATTAAATGGTGTAGCAGTCGCACCGATATCAGGAAGTGCGGTCACGACTAACAATCAAGAACGTGTATATCCTGGCATGGCAAGATACGTCAAAGGCGGCGATACTTTAAGTTTTATCAGTACAGGAACGCCGCAGGTTGGTGTATCATTATTGCTAGTACAATCTACTTAAATAACTGCAAGGACGCAGTCATGGTCAATGTTGTGAAATTTAGTGAATTTGCGCAGGCAAGTTTATCCAATCCAACCAATAGTCTAGTGGGTGTTACGTCTCCATCGGGCGGTGCAAATATACAAATTTCTTTTCCTCTGTCGTGGAATACTGCTGGTCGTCCTTTAACACCTAATCCTGGAACACTTGGTTATAATTCAAGCATAAGTAGGATGGAATTTTGGAACGGTATAACATGGGTACAATTAACGTAGGATGAAGTTAAAGTAAATTAAACACTTATTTTCAAGGATGAAAATATGCCAATTATCAGTATATCAAGAGACACCCCTAATAATGTCAGTCTGGTAAGAATAAGCACCACAGACACATTGGCGACCGTTGCAACACCCGATTATATACTCAACCAAATGCCAGTCATTAATGAATTGAACCGTGGCGTATGGGGATGGTTTATTTCAGATACGGTATTAGTTGCTGCAATAGATGGCAACGCACTATATGAATTTACTGATAATACTTTTTCGTCATTAATTTTACTCGGTGGCGTTACTAGCGGCACTGTATTGCCAGGACTACAAAACCAAATTGCTGTTTATCCTGCTGTTGGAAATAAAGTTGAAGGTTCCAGTGCTTTGCCCGCTTTAGTGCAAGTCAGCACAGGAAGTCTAAACAGTGGAATAAATGCTGTATCAAATACATTTTGGGCAGGTGATGGTACTTGGAAAACTGTTGCATCAGCAACGAGCCATTCTAAATATGCTGTTTATGTTTCCGGAGATGGAAATGACAGCACTGGAAATGGAAGTATAAATGCACCATATAAAACTGTCGTTAAGGCGATGTCTACGATAACGACAAACACTATTACTACACCATTTAATATTTGTTTACTTGGTGGAACAATTACAGAAACATTGTCGTTAGCATTTAAACCATTTGTTTCAATCGTTGGATTATCAGAAAGTGTTATTTGGCATTTAGCATCAACTTCATTAGATGCATCTTGGGGAACGACCACAGGTGCAACAATGACATTAAGTAATTTTACTTGGAACAGCAATCCTATTTTTATGGATTTTAGTGCATTTACTAACGTCGATTCTCCAATAATTTATATAAACAACGTATTTGGAAGTAGTGGGCTAGTATGTAAAGGCAGCGCAAACAATAATCCTAATTTCTTTATTTCTGATTGCGTATTGATTTCGATGAATTACAGCAATTGCTTTGTTCAACTAGATTCTTCACAAGTTGTTACACTCAAAGCAAATTCTGCAAAACTTGACGCAAACCTTGCACCAAATACTTTGTATAGTGTTGGTTGTACATTGGGAACAACAATCATTGCAGGCCAAAATTCTGGTCCCTCAACTACAGCAACATTTTATGGAACAAGGTTTTCAACTGGTGGATTGACTGGTGATGGTTTAACGGTACTATTATTACAAGACGCTTCTAGTTATGTATCACCAATATTATTAAACAGTGCTACTTCTAATATTGTTAGTATTTCAAATGGATTATTAGCAAATTATACGCCAGTAAATTACACTCCGGTTGCAACCCCACCTACGTCAACATCATCAGTACAAGCACATTTACATGGTATTGATAACGCCCTTACTTCAATTACATCTTCAAATAACTATATTTATGTTTCAAATACTGGTAATGATGTTTCAGGAAACGGTTCTATAGAAAAACCATATGCAACTGTTGCTCATGCAGAAACAGTAATTACTACAGCAACTTCAAATAATCCATTTACTATCGTAATGATAGGTGGAACTATAATTGAAAGCGGTTCAGTTACGCTTAAGCCATTTATTAATGTTACAGCATCTTCTGAAAATGTAATTTGGCAGTTAAGTGGTCTGATGGCACTTGATGCTTCTTGGTCAACAACTTCTGCTGGTATGGTTGTATTTTCTAATTTTAGTTTTAATACTTTTGACATTGTTTTAGATTTCTCATCTGAGACCAATGTCGCTACGCATACAATTATTTTCTCAAATATTAATTCTCTTGGTAGATCAATTAGTGTTTATGGTAGTACTAATACTGTACCAACTTCATATTGCTCAAATTGTTTATTATTTAGTTATGTAGTAGAAAACAGTATAGCGTATTTAAATAGTAATATTTTATCTGGCTCGTTCTTAATGGGGCAGTTCAATCCTATCGTTGCAACTGCTACAGCTTATTTGCTTGCAAACCGTATTGGTGCAAATGTAACAATTACTGGTGCTACGAGTGGCGGTATATTATCAACTATACATTTCTACTCAAGCAGGATAGCTGGCTCATTAACAATTAACAATGTTAATGCGGCTGTTAATATAGATGCAGTTTCATATAAAGTACCGACAGTAAGTGGTGGTGGAGTAATAAACCTTACAAGCATTTCCAATGGATTGAGCGCAAACTACAGCCCAGTAAATTATACTCCGGTTGCAGTAGCTCCCGATCTTCCAACCTCAGTACATGCGCATTTAGCTGGTATTGATGCAAAGTTAGGGATAATTTCTCCTGCGACTAATCCTTTTAATACTGTGTATGTTAATTCAAATGGGGGAGTTGACGCAGTAGGTAATGGAAGTATATTAAAGCCATATTTAACTATAGAGTTTGCATTGTCACAGATAACTACTGCATCGAGTAGTAACATATATTTTATGCAATGCTATGGAATATTTACACCTGTTACTTTAAATTTAAAACCCTGGGTATTTATTAATGGGAATAATTCTTCATTAACTTCAAGTAATCCTATCGGTAAAGATGTAGCATGGAGCACCACAGCAGGTACAGTATATTTTAGCAATTTCCAATTAAATGCTAACATCACAATGGATTTATCGGCCAATACTGCTCCTACAATTATTTATTTAGAAAAATTAATTAATCCTCTCACCACGCCCACATTTACTTTTACAGGTGTTACACAATTAAATATTGTAGGTTGTGAAAATTCAGTAGGAAGTAAGATAGCACTTTCAATCACTAATTGTTCGTGCAATATACAAAATTGTTCATTGGGAGCTGTCTCATTTACTTATAGTATTCATATTTCACCTGTTTATTATTTATATTTAATTGGAAACAGTTTTTTAAGTGGTTCTTCTAGTTCTCTAAGTTTAACAACATCTTCCACGGCAGGTGTATTCGCTGCTGCATCTGGTAATATATTCCAGGGAACTGCTTTAACTATTACAGCTCCAACAGGTGCTCCTACTTTTTCTTGTAATAATGCTACAGGTTTCAACTCTATAACTTTAAGTGGTGCTAATTCAACATTTATTCCTGACATGCTTTCTGTTACACCGACTTTTTCTGGCGGTGCTTCTGCTACTAATATTTCATATGCTTCATTGGCAGCATCTATTACAGCAGGATTTACACCTGTAAATTACACGCCAGCCACTCCACAAGTTAAAAGTCACTTACAAGCAATTGATGCAGTATTGGGTGGTGGAATAACTACGCCTGGGCAGCTAGTTTATGTTTCTAATACTGGCAGCGATTCAACTGGTAATGGAAGTTTTAATAAGCCATATCAGACCATTGCATTTGCTATGAATAGTATTACAAGTCCAAGTGTTACCAATATCTATACTATGGTTTTACTTTCTAATTTATATAATGAAACCGTGCAAATACAATTAAAAGAAAACGTAAATATTTTTGCTTACTCACCAAATACACGTGTTACTACGACATTAACAACTATTGTTAATACTTCATCATGGGCAGGAACTACCCCTCGTGCTTGTTATAGTAATATTTATTTTAGAAATGATGTTACGGCTGATTTTAGTACATTACTATCAACACCTGGTTCTGGTACCCAAGTAACATTTAATAACTGCCAGTTCTTCGGTGTGTTCTCTGTAAGGGGAAATGGTTTTGTTGTTAACAATGCTGCAATTCTGTTTAATTGTCTATTCTATAATACTTCTTTTATTGATTGTACGGATTTGTATTCTTCAACCGGATGTCTGTTTAATAAACCTCAATCTTTCGGTACGATTAGTACTAGTGTCACACTACATGCTCTCAAATACGGCGATTGCCATCCTTCTACTTTTGGCGGTGGAATAGTAGTGTCTGGCGCTGCCGGTTCTCAACAACAGATTGTTCTTTCTGGTTGCAATACTACTTCTCTAACTATAAATGGCAGTAACGCATTAATAGATACTGATAGTGTAAGTTATGTAGTGCCGACGGGTGCTGGTGCATCGACAGCAACTATTAACTTAAGGACTGTTTCTAATGCATTAAATGCTAACTACACCCCAGTAAATTACACTCCGGTCGCGACAGCCCCGGATTTAACAACATCAGTCCACGCAAATTTAAGAGGTATTGATAATAAACTTGGTGTAATTAGCCCTGCTACAAATCCTTTTACTATGGTATATGTTTGTTCAAATGGTGGGGTTGATGCTGTTGGTAACGGAAGTATATTAAAACCATATTTAACTATCACATTTGCTCTCACTCAAATAACAGATAATACAGCAACAAAAAGATATGTTGTTTCTTGTCAAGGTTCATTCACTGATACCGTGTCGATGAAACCTTGGGTGTTAATTGAGGGAAATGGTTCGATAATAACTAACGGTACTACTTTTAATTTAGATTCTAGTTTTGTAAGCACTACAAATGGACTTTGCTACATAAATAATTTTATCGTTGCATCTGGTGTTGCGAGTAGTGCAATTACTTGGAACTTTGCTTCTACCAATGTAACGCCAAGAGTTTACATAGGAAATCTTAAACTTGCCACTCAAGGAAACTGGAACATAACAGGACCTTCGAACGGGACAATTAATGGAATTATAGAAAACGTTAGAAGTTTAACTATATCTAACGTGGCAAGTAATATATTTGGCACTATCCAAAATTTTGCTGGGTCTATTACTAATTGTTATTTTGCAGGCACTGTTAACTTTAATACAACAAGTGGTTCAGGTACTCATACTGTTTTTTTAAATGGGAGTTCATTTTTTGGTTGTGCTTTGACCTTTAGTACTTCAGGAAGTAGCGGAGTGCTAAATGTTTATGGCTCTGGAAATAATTATTCTGGTAGCACTCTTTCAGTCACTGGTACTTCTGGTGGTGGTAGCACATTATTTAATTCAACAGGATGCGATGGTTTTACTGCTATTTCTGTAAACCTTACAAACGTTACGTTTAGCCCTGATTTACTATCTGTTGTTCCTACCTTTAGTGGTGGCGCAACGATGGCAACAAATGTCGTATTTCAAAGTCTATCGCATTCTATAAAAGGCACGACAACGAACGATAATGCGCCCGTTGGAAATATTCAGGAATACATTAGTTCGTCTGTGTTAGTTGGTTCAGCAGTATCATTGACTACTGTTACTCCAGCAAACGTCACATCTATATCTCTCACAGCCGGAGATTGGATGATATCTGGTACCGTGTTTTTCCAGGCAGGCGGCTCTACTGTTACAAACGTATTAGAAGGAGGCATTAGTACCACATCAGCAACTTTACCGACAGCGGGCTCTGAAAACAATCTTGCATTCGGAGTAGGTGCATCTGGGGTAACATCTTACAGTGTTGGGGTGGGAAGCACTAGATTGTCATTGTCTGGAACAACTACCGTTTTCCTAGTTGCAGAAGCTATATTTTCAGTCAGCACGATGACTGCATATGGTTTTATAGGTGCAAGACGTGTACGTTAAGTACCGCCCAAGAACTTAGTCAATAGCTCAATGGACTTCACGAAGAGTGGAGTCCCGATGAGTGTTAGTAATGTAAATATTGTCGTCCGGAAGTGGCTAGTGTTCTCTTTCCTGACATTTTCTAATTTTTCATCAAAATTATCGAATTTTTGCGTATTTTCTGCAAATTTATCGTCTATTTTTGTAAATCCGTCATCTATTTTGTTTTCTATTCTGAGTAGGGTCTGTTCTGTTTTTGAGGTAATGGTTTCTAGTACTGCAATGCGGGTGTAAGTGTCATCTTCTTTGTATGCTTGCATAATAAATAATCCGTTATTTAATAATGTCAAGTATACATTAAATATAGGATTTATTAACCAATTAAAAGGACAACCTAGTCATGGGTTGGTTATTCGGGCTTATGTTAATCGGAAATCGGGTGTTATAAAAATCGGTAATTCGGACGTAATAAGTTCAATGTTATCTTAATCGGATTTATCCCACGTTCTTTCAAGGTGTGAGTACCCGATGGATTCGAACCATAAAACCCGAAGGTTTATTTGCCAATTTAAAACAGACCCAAAGTCTGGTGCCTTAACAGGGCGTTGCACCTTTACAGTGGTGCGCTGTCTACGTGAATGGCCATCCACTGAGGATTTAGGCTCCTAGCGGCCTTTCCCATAACGCCCTAGATTGTCCAATACTCGTTATTTGAAGTCACCCATTACGGTGTCCTCAACTTTTAAAACTGTAGACCAGTTAGCTTGTTGGATTACTGCATCAATTATCCTTAGCTGACGCGCGTGCCAATCAAATTCCGCAGTAACTTGGCTTGCGGTCATTTTGGGATAATTTGCGTTAATATCTTCAAGTCCTTCTGTTACTTTTACTCGTTGTCCACGTACTTCATAATATACTTGGTTTTCCTTGAATTTCTTAAGGATATCTACCTTATCTTTTAATTCCTTTCTCCTAAGCAATGCTTCGGCTAATTTAATTTCCATAAACACCTCTTATAAATTTAGCCGTGAATAATATATTTTTTTTTAATCAGATGCAATTAATTTGTGGTGTATATCGTGAATATCGTGAATGCCTGAATGCCTGAATGCCTGAATGCCTGAATGCCTATATGAATGCCCGAATGCCTGATTATTTTATTTAACATTTATCGTTATATAACGTTATTTATTTAAACCCATTAAAACTATAATATTCACAATCAACTATCGATAAGGGTTGTTATAGATAGTATGAAAAATATGCATAAACTATGAATCGTAATTTATGATATTTAATCTAGACAATTAGTTTCAATTTTTTTAGTAATGTCTTGCTCTAATATACACGTTGAAACATTATCAATAAATTTTTTAACCTCTCTATGAAGTTTAGGTACGTCGTATGTTATAAATAGCATTATTCTAAATGCGCAACTAATATTTACACTCAATATCGTAGAAAGTACCTCAGAAATACTTTCACCATTTTCAAGATTTTTTTCGACACAGTCGAGCATTTCATGAGTAAATTTATCTAGTAATTCTTCTTCTATAGGATTATTCATTTGTTTTCCTTATGATATTTATTCTGATAGTTTAGGTATTGGCATCCAATGTGTAATACCAGTTTTATGACATCCACAGCAATCTGAATAATCCCATACTATTTCATCTGTATTTTTTATGGATGATAAATTATAATTATAACTGGCAACTACACATTGATTACCATCTGAAACTAGAACTTTTTTTCCTTCTTCTGGAATCTCATCTCCAACACTTATCCACTCAGGATAATATATTTCTTTTGCCTGAATATATCCTTCGTTATAACCATGCACATGCCCTTGTGTATATCCTCTATGATAATCATCATTTTCATCAGTCATATTCTTTGCACCCTCTTTTTTTGTATTGCATTACATTTACTGCATATTGTTTCAAAATCTTCTGATGAAAATTCATTATCTGGTCTTTTAAGTTTTCTTGTAGCACCATGGTCAAAAGATTTATATGATATGAACTTATTACAAATATCGCATCTTAACATTTCATTGATTGTCATAATTTATCAGTCTCCTGGCATCCATCTTTTACCCATTGTACAGATTTTTCGTGGCCTTCTTCTGCTTCTTTCCATGTTGCATAGCGTTCTTGGTAATCAAGCCAAGAATTAGTGATTTTATTTTTAATCATTGTCTCAAATATAATCGGAGGATTATAATTAGTGAGTGGATTATAATTATGATTAATCGGTAAAAATACTGTAGATATAAAATTACCATTAATACTATCTTGTTTAACTATGTATTTATCACGATTAATTAAAATGTCATTTGCTTCTTCCATTGTGGCAGGAACAACATTTTTGTTTTCGTCTAATTTGTAATATAATTTGCTGATCATTTTATTTCCTTAATTCATTTTCTCTTTTACTTTGTCCATTAAAGGCTTCATATATTTAACAATATGTTCTTTTGTCATTTCTGCCGGAAGTTTTAAACAAACAGCAGGTATGAGATCATCTTTATTTACGAAAAAATCAATTACCCAATTCCCGCGTCCAATAGGGCATTCTTCTTTGCTTCGAAGATAAACTTCAATTTTAGAAAATAATTTACAAGTTAACTCAATGTCAATGTCATCTGCAATTGTTTCATTTTCCTTCAGAATTTTATCTCTTACTCTAGAATCAACAAATCCATGGAACATATTTACATTTTTATTCATTATTTACTTCCTTTTTTACCCAAGCCACAATCAAAGTCATCTGTGGCTTGGATAAGTTTATAATTATTTAATTTTAAAAATCAATAAACCACTTGAAGGGTCGCCAAATTTTCTATTGGATGATCATTAACACCTTCAACCATTGTTATAGCTTTTATATCATAATTTCCCACTACAGGTATTTTTACCTGACCAGTATTATAATCATGAGAATAATAAACACATTTGTCGTTAGGAACATTAACATTAGTCTCAATAATGCTAGTCATGTTATAACAATTTATTTTGTAAGTTATTTTATATTGCTTTGCAATCCCAGTATCGTTGCATATATTAACTGAATGTTTTGAGTTGACTTTTATATCTTCATTCACCTTACCGTACGCTGGTTCAGCATATGCAGTCATCCACGCATAATCAGCAAACGAAGGAGTGGAAGTCATTATAGATAATAAAAATAATATTTTTTTCATTTTTATTCCTTTATTGATTAACGATTAATATAGCTGAATTATCATGTGAAACACTTTCAATACCTGCTATTGATGTTTGTGCAAGCAACGGAAATGTTCCCTCCACTTCTAAATACATGTTTACCCAAAGAGTCGCTTGATCATTCCAATATTGATCTGGATAAAGATCAATTTGATATGTTCTAATGTGCTCTGCATTTCCGCCACTAACTTTATACGTGTAAGTAAATCTTTGAATATCAGAAGTTTCGTTCTTAATAAAAATACGATGAGAAGAATCTACTATTCTGTATGTAAATAATTTACCTATTAAATCTTTTACTTCCGTGATTGCGCTAACATACTGCGGCGATAATTGAATTTTTTTTTTGAATCAATATGTTTTATCCCGCAATCTTTAACACCTTTACAAGATTCATATATCAATACTGCATGTGGTTCAGGATATGGTTTTTGTACAGATGTTAAAGCAAAAGATGATGAGCATACAACTATTGATATTAAAGACAATATTAACTTTTTCATTACAATTTCCTTTTAAAATCCCAGTCATATATCAAAGCCATCTCATGACTGGGATAATTTATAAAAATAAATAAAAATATCTAAATTTTAAAGACCGTCAGGCACTGTACAACAGCCACAACCCCACGGAGTGCAAGGACAATCTATACATTTATAATGTATATTATTGTTTGCAAAACTAATTGATACAATAGAAATACTCATGATTATTCCTAAAATTACTTTATTTAACATTTTAAATTTTCCTAAAAGTTGACCTTATTATAATAATTAATTCCTTAGTTAGTTTGCGTTTTGTGTTATTGTTTTTTAAAATTTATCGCAAAGAAAATTTACTAAATCTTCTGCATACACGCCAATAGAAAAAATTGCAATTGACAACAATTCATAAATTAACCCAAATTTTATTCCAATAAAACCAAACAATGATAAATATATCAAAGAAATATACGAAATTCTTTTTCTCTTTCGCCATTTTATTTCATTTTTAATCTTTTCAAATTCTACAAGTGTGTGCAATTCGTTTTTATATTCTTCATTGCAATTTTGGCAGTAATCAAAAATAGTCGGCATAAGAAAATCCTTACTGCACTGCTTACATTGTGCTTGTCTTATAAGTATTCTGTCTGGCATTGGTAGTCCTTTTTAATAATTCCTATATCTTCTTTCATTTTTTAATTGTTTTTTTAATTCTTCATTTTCTTTAGTCAGTGCATCAATAGTTGAATCAGCAATTTCTCCTCCTGCTGATTCCCATATAGCTAATCTTATCCGTTTTAATCTTCCAAAATCATATTCTGATATTATTTTGTAATCTTTTAAATATTTTGTATCACCACTTAACAAACCTTCCATTAATGTATCCACTCGCCTTTTTATACATAGAGAAAGATTAATTTCCGAATCATTTTCTAAATATTCAATAAAATTATTCCAGCTCTCATCAAAAAAATCATTCATCATATTACTAAATTTTTTTTCTATTATTTCTCTACCACCTATAATTTTATCGCACAAACTTTTTATTTCTTTTTCTGTAGCTTCGTCTAAGTCATACACGTTAATTTTCCTTTTTAATATTGCCACTCAGTCAGAATTGCACTGACTTGGGTAGGGAACGGTTGATCACCTTATGCTTACCCATTATCACGATCTCGATAGAGGCGTGTCACTGTCCACGCCGTGAGTGGCATAAAATATTGGGCGACTTTACTTACATACAATTGAAAAATGAAAGTATCATCGCCCTTACATTCGCTTGAATGAATTTGCATATTATATTTTAGACGTTGTTATCTCAAGTTTATTTTTCTGTGAGACATATGCGCCTGGTACTTGTTCGCCAGTGCTCAATACCTCTTCCTTTATAGCATTTTTATCAGGTTTAACTTCCACTCGAACGATCTCGCGTTCACGCATAAATTCATCCGGTATTAATTCTTCATTAATGATATCCGTAAAATAAGGATTTTTCTTTATACGAACATTAAAGTAAGGACATTTAATTTCAGTTATACCTTGTTTTTCCATGTTGCTTTGCAAATAGTTCCTATATTTTTGTCTTTCATTGTCATAGTATTTAATCCTGTTTTCAACTTCCATTAGAAGTGATTCCAATTCCCTTTGTTCCGACTCAATTTTACGGATGTATCCACCAACTGCGATACACTTTTTCTCTATATCTGTTTCTAACAAATTTAGTTTAGCCTCTGCTATCTCGTTAAATTCACCTGTTTCGTTATCATATAACTCAGATAGCAACTTTTGATGTTCACTTGTTAATTGCCATAGACTTAAGTTTTTAGATGTGTTCATGGTTATTTATCCTCATCAACGGTTGTAAATATTGGTAGTTCTTGCAACTCTTTTTTACGGATATCTTTAATATCTACAATTTTCTTAAGTCTTTTTGCATCTCTCTTTTCAGCCCAGAATTTGTATGAAGCTTTGTATACTTCTTCTAGTTCTTCCAGTGTAGATACTTTTTCTAATCTTTGTTCATCTGCTTTGAAGTCAAGTTCTAACAGAGCATCTTCTTCTTTATCATTAGATTGCTCGATACATTGGGTAATTTTTGCAGTTTCTTTTATTAAAGATATTTTTGATGGCTCTTTAAAATTATCTAAGTACTTACCTTCCATTTCTTCTTTTGTATATTCTTGTCCAACTGCATCCGGGAATGCTTTTCTCAACACTTGAGCTTCTGTGCATTTAGCTAATTGACCGTAAGGTCTTTTTAACCACATTGTATTTGGTTCAATAACAAAATTATTTTTAGTTGCATAGTTCTCCTTCCAGTACTCTTTAGCGGTAAATTCTGCAATTGTTCCATCAGGTAAAATTTTACGTATTGTCATCTCACACCATCTCGGATAAGTAACTTTTATTTCTCCAAGTTGCTCTGTAACATCTTCTCCAAATTCGGGAGCACTTATTCCTGCATATTGTCCAGTTCTAACAGCGTCGATTCTATACAATCCAATACCAGGCATTATTACGTTTTTCTTTTTATACACGTCTTTACCTGATTTATCTTTTTCTCCTGTTTTTACAGACATAGGAACTAAATGTATTACTTTTAAAATGGGGTCAATTCTTCTAGCTTTACAATAATTTAGTAACATCACTAATTCATCGGTTGAAGCCGTTGGGTATAAAGATTCTTTTAATACGTTCATTACAGACAAATTAGTATCATTTTCAACAAATGTAGATAAACTCATTTTTATCTCCTCACGCAAGTTAAGTCACCGTTACCAGTCCTGAGCCAAATTAATCCATGTTCTTCCATAAATGCTGAGTTCTTTTTGTCTACTTCAGCATCAATAAACTCCTGCATCAATTCCCGATATTCATCGATATACGCACGCATACGAGTATCACTTTCCATTGCGTCAATGTAGTCTGGTACTTCAAGGAAGTGTGAAATGAATATTTTCATTTCTTTAAAAGGAATTTGATGAACGAAAAGGAAGTAACCGTCACTGTCTCGTTTTATATGTTCTTCGATTACTGATTTACAGAAATGTTTTTTGGCGATATTTTTCATGTTATTTTCCCTCCCTGGAAAATGTTTGCTCATAAATATCTATTGCTATTTGGTTCCACTCTTTTGCAATATCATAAGCTTTTTTAGCATGTACATTATTTATTAATTCTGGGCTACAATCCATTAGCCCTTCTACTGTGTGGGCTAGAGTTACGCCCATTTTAATAAGTTGTTGATATTTCCTATCAATTGTGTTTAAAATATTTTCGTTCATGATTTACCCCCTAAGTGGATTATGGACACCTTAGTTGTTAAGTTGATACCGTGTGTGTATAGGGTTAAGCTATACACACACACCTATTTAAACCTATTCTTCCTCTTTCATATTATTCTCTATACTTTTTAAATGTTTTTGTGCTGCTTTTATATATAATGTAGAAACATTCTTTTCTAAGACATACTTAACTGTTTCCTGCAAAGTTAAATTCATATACTCCGAAAGTAAACCTAGCTCAGTTCTGCATTTTGCAGAAATTGCAGAAGTTACTTTATTTTGTTCTTTTTGTTCTTTCACTTTTAAATCCTTATTTTTTAGTGTTGATAAGCATCATTATACATTAGCATCATGCTCTGTCAACTTATTTTCTAATCTTTTTTTATATTTATTTACGCAGCAAACGATAATATCAGTCATAGATCTTTCTTGTTCAATTGCTAATTTCTTAAGAAAACGCCAAGTTTCTTTTGGCATTCTCACATTAAATGTTTTAATATCTGTCATGGTACAATCCTTTTTTAATAATTATATATAATGATATAATGATATCACGATGGCGGAGGAATACAATGAAATTCGAATGGGAAAATATATTTTCAACAAGAGATCAAGTCCAAGCTGATGCAACTTTCAGAGCAAAAGTGAAAGGGGGATGGATAATTTTAAGCAAAAACAGTGGCGCAGTTGTAGACGGTAATGACAATTTATCTACAACATGCAGTCAATCTATGGTTTTTGTTCCAGATCCAAACTATGAATGGGAAATAGAGAAAGACTAAAGTAAGATAGTGTTTTAGGCAACCCCGCCTAGTTGGTGCTAGGCGGAATTTTGAAAATCAGGTTATCCTAACCGTGACATGCTTATTATAGCAGTGACTACGGACAGGTCAACCATAAATCAAGGAAAAAGCTATATGTCAGAATATAAATCTGCATTTTTCGTCGTTCCATCAAGAATTTTAGAATTACCAGGTTTAATTTTATCTTACTTAAGAGTTTACGAAACTATTTTCCAGTTCTTGAACAAAGGTAATCAATGTTACCTATCAAATAAAGCTATAAAAAAAAGAACCGGCATATCTTCAGTTTCTACTGTAAAAGATGCGTTAGTCTTTTTTGAAAAACATGGAGAATTGAAACGAAAAACAATTAAAGGACAAAGATATTTTGTGCAACCAGAAAGATCAATTAAAACAGAAAATACCCCGGCCGCCAAGTCGGCTACCCCCGGCCGCCAAGTCGCCCCCCCCCCGGCCGCCAAGTCGGCTCATAATAATAAGAAGCTTAATAATAAGAATATAAATAAAGAAAAAGCTTTTAAAAACATATGCGCATTTGAAAGCAATGCGCGTGCGAGTTTTGACGAATTTTGGAATGTTTATCCGAAAAAGAAAGACAAGAAAAAAGCCTGCCAAATATGGATAAAACTGGGATACGATAAAATTGCTAAAAGAATAATTGATGATGTAATCAATAGAAATTTGAATGAAGAAAGCTGGAAAACGGAGCGATTCATTCCGCACCCTTCCACATATTTGCGCAATGAGCGATGGGATGATGCTCTAACACTTGCGCAAAGTGAAAATGAGAAAGAAAAAGAATCTGGAGCAGAAAGAGCATGGCGTATGTGTACTAATAGCTCAATTAATTAAAAGGAGTTTAGTTAATGAACGATATATCCAGAAAATTGTATTTAAAGTTTACAATTATTTACGGCCACAAGTTTACTAAGGATTATCCAAATGACATGGCCATACAGGCTTGGTGGGAAGAGTGGGGCGATGGACTGACAGGAATTGATCTAAATTATATAAAAGCGGCATTAGATTATTGTAAATTTAACTTGAAATGGGCACCAGCAATGTCCGAATTTATTGATCTTTGCGACAAAGCCGCTGGAATGCCTACACCGCAAGAAGCCATGCAATTAGCCATTCGCCGCGATTTCACCAAGCCCATTGTAAAAACTATATTCGAAAAAATTGGTAGCTGGGATATGCAACACGATTCTGAAGCTGTGCTAATAAAAAAATTCAAAGAATGGCACGCTATCGAAATAGGAAAATTCAGAGAAGATAGAAAAAAACTGGCATTGGCAAACAGAGGAATTTCTCATGGACGAGAAAATGGCGAGCAGAGACGATCTATTGATCATGATGAACTTGGGGCAAACGGTGTGCGAAAAGCTGAAAGCTATCTACCACATTGACACGCACTGGTCAAAATGTTATCAAGATGTAGCAGAGCGGTTTACTAAGCTAAAGCGCATAGCACGAAAGTTTTACGCGGACAAGAGCGAATTGGAAATGCTAAAGGAAATTGCGAGATACCCGGAGAATGATATAAAGGATATTGCTGAGAGCGAATTGGAGCTTCAAGGTAAAGAGATCTTTTAAACCATCAATTTGGGGTGGTCTAAAATAATCATTGATTAAAAGTTAAATTTGGGGCATTTCAATGGACAGGAAAAAAAAGATTATTTATTCTTATAAACGTCATTTTTCGATGGAAGACACAATATGTTTTTATTGTGGAGAATTAGGGGAGTCTAAAGACCATGTACCTCCGATTTCATATCCTGATCATTATGAAGAAACTGAAAGGTTTTTAGTAAGATCTTGTTTGCTTTGTAATTCTTTACTAGGAAATAGGCCGTATTATACTTTTTTATCGAGATGCGATTATTTGTTATTAAAATATCGCATGAGGTTTGAAAGAATATTATCTATACCGATTTGGAAAGATGAGGAGATAAATGAGTTATCAGGAAGACTAAAAAGGCAGGTAATTATCGGAGTAAAAAAGAAAAAATATATCGAAAAAAAGTTATTGTATATTGAAAATAATATAAAAATTTTACAAGGATATAATTTGGAAGTCTAGGACGATGGAATGTTCTACGTGGCACACGGAGTTATTATGGAACAATACGAAAAGGACTATCGCTGGCGTATGAAATGCAAAAAGAACAGAGTCAAGTATATAGAATTTCTGAAAAAACTACACGGAGGTAGTGATGAAGAAAACGGAAAGAAAATCAAGCACGATAAACGATACTTGCGTAAAAGAGTGGCAAATCCAAGCGGCACTAGTAAATTGGTGTAGAATGCTTGGGATATTGATAATATCAATCCCCAACGCTGCAAAAAGATCATTCGCTATGAGTATGCGTGAAAAAAGTACAGGTCTAACTGCCGGCGCATCTGATCTTTTTATGCCTATTTCTAATAGTAAATATCATGGATATTTTATAGAACTGAAGAGACCTGGTGAACGCCCACGCGGGAACCAGTATATATTTATGGAAAAAGTGCGCACACAAGGATATAAGGCAGAATATTTTGACGACTGGGTCAAAGCAAAAGAAAGTATTGAGGAATATTTGAAAGACATTTATACTGCTGCATAACATTGCATACGAACACTCTTCCTTCATGTTCTAATATACTCGTCATGTGCCCAGTGGATATCTGGGCTTTTTTTTCACCATTTTTTAAAAGGAATTTCACATATGGTCGTAAGTCGTTGCTGCAAAAAAGATGTTTTCCTTATATGCGCTGAATCCGATTCGTATTATTGTTGTATTAATTGTAACCGACATTGTGCTACGATAGATCTAAGTTTGTTAGCCACGGAATGCAATAATGACGCCGGAAGCGAAGCAGAAACTCAAGAATTTACTCATCAAGCACGAAGAACTCAAACAGTTTCCCTACGTTGATACTACGGGACATCTCACAATCGGGATAGGTAGAAATTTAACTACCCGCGGAATTTCAGTAAATGAAAGTCTATATCTTTGCGACGATGACATAATTTATTTTACTGACAAGCTCAGTCAGTATGTTACTTTCTTCAATGATCTATCTGACAACAGAAAAATATGCCTCGTTGATATGTGCTTTAATCTCGGCGTCCAAGGCTTGCTTGGCTTCAGAAAAATGTTCGATGCACTGGAAAAACAAGACTATGAAACCGCCGCAAATGAGATACTTTTTTCAAAAGCCGCTGAACAATGCCCCGCGCGATACAGCCAACTAGCTAACATTATGCGAACGGATGAACTATAATGAGCATACTCAACTGGCTAGGAATCGGCAAAGAAATATCTCAACCCATTGAAGCGATTGGCACGCTCTACACTACAGACAAAGAGCGCATTGACGCAGAAACAAAGCTAAAAGAAGTCACCCAAAAACCACAATTAGCCACCATCGACTTGCAGAAAATATACGCCTCATCCGCGATATTTTTTAACTCCGCGTACATCCCGATGCTAGGCTGGACATGCGGATTGCTGATACTTATTTTCTACGCGCCGCAAATTTTGATCTGCACTTACGTGTGGGGAGCCAACGCAATCCATTCAGGTACAGTCGATAAATTCCCGATGCAATCTAGCGATTTGCTATACCTTCTTGGATTGCTATATGGCGTTGGCGCGCATTCAATTGTCAAGAAAAATTAATTTGCAGCCAATTAGGTAAATATCCTCTCCCATCGCGTTTGGGAAAGAGTGAGCTTTGAGTATCAGCCTGCTCCAAAATTTATATGTAAACATATTCATTTGGCAATTCGCTTTCTGTT